TGATTTTGATTTGCCTAAGTTGGTTTTAAACTTTAACGAAGAGCCTATAATCTATAAAACATTATGCAATGAAAAGACCGATAACGATATACATTATTATTTGACAGATTTATATAAAAAATATTGGTTATCAGCTAAAGAAGGGGGAGCAGTCGGTAAATTTCAAACATACAAAAAAATGAACAGGAACGCGGTTGTTAATACCTTAGTTGCGTCAAATCCTTATTATCACTATTCTGAAATGAGAGAATTGAGCAAAAATGAAGTATTAATGGCAGGTACTTTCCCATTAGACTATGACTTTCAAGATATCACTCCTCAATATTTGGTCGGAATGTCAGTTCCACCGGTAATGACTGCACAGATATCTAATCAAATTTATATCCAGTGGTTAAGTAAAATATAAGGGAAAAAACACATGGCAATTTCAGAAAAACAAGTAGAAGCAGCCTTAAGGTCTTCTGGCGGTTTTATATCTCAGACAGCCAAAAGGTTGCATAGGACACCGGATGCAATTTATAAGCGAATACAGAGTTCAGAATATCTCAAAAAGATAAAGTTTGAAATTGACGACGCCTATCTTGATTTGGCAGAATCCAAACTCATAAAAAAGATGAATCAAGAAGATTTAGGTGCACTTTGCTTTTATCTAAAATGCAAGGGAAAACATAGGGGATACGTTGAAAAGCAGCAATTAGAGCACTCCGGCGACGCTCAAAATCCAATTATACAAAAAATTGAAATTGAGTTTATTAAAGCAAAGTAGCATAAAACAGCCTTTATAAAATCCCCACAAATGTTGTTTGAATGATAAAAGAGTAACTCAAAAGATATAGGGATATCAGCAATTAAAATCCAGTTACCAGAAACTTTTCAATTTCTGTTTGAGCCTGCAAGATATAAAGTTGCTCATGGCGGACGTGGCAGCGGTAAGTCAAGAAGCATTGCCAGTGCCTTGATAGCTTTTGCAGTTAGCAATAAAGAGCGGATATTATGTGCAAGAGAAATTCAGAACAGTATTAAGGACAGCGTAAAGCGAATACTTGACGATGAAATCGAACGCCTGGTACTGAATAGGGTTTTTAAATCCACGCATACATCAATTGAATGCTCAATAACCGGCTCAGAGTTTATCTTTGCAGGGCTTTGGAATCACGTTGACAGTATTAAGTCAATGGAAGGCATCACAAAAGTATGGATAGAAGAAGCACACACAATTAGTCAAGAATCTCTTGATATATTGATACCTACTATCAGAGAGGAAAACTCGGAAATTTGGTTTTCATTCAATGCGAAATTAGAAGACGACCCTGTATATCAGCTTTTCATTGCTAACAATCCACCACCAAAATCAATCGTAAAAAAGATAAATTTTGACGAAAATCCGTTTTTTCCTGATGTTTTGAAAGAAGAGATGGAGTGGTGCAAGGGGAATAACCCTGATAAATTCCGGCATGTTTGGGAAGGGTATCCGGTGCAACATAGTGATGAACAAGTCTTTTATGGATGCTGGAAAGTTGAAGATTTTGCAGAGCCGGAAAAAGATACAACTCTATATCTCGGTTCTGATTATGGTTATGCTGCTGACCCTTCAACTCTGATTAGATGCTGGTTTAGCGGTGAGAATGGTAGGAATCTTTATATTGATTATGAGGCTTACGGTCATGGAGTAGAGATTGACGATTTACACAAACTTTATGATAAGGTTCCTGAGTCAAGACGTTGGCGAATTGTAGCGGATTCATCACGCCCTGAAACAATATCGTATGTAAGGCGACAGGGCTTTAATGTTCAGGCATCAAAGAAGGGCAAAGGCAGCATAGCGGATGGAATCGAATTTTTGAAATCAAAAAAAATTATCATCCATCCACGCTGTAAAAATACAATTGACGAATTTCTTACATACAGATACAAAACAGATGCAAGAACAGGACAGATATTGCCTGTTATAGTTGATAGTCACAATCATATCATTGACGCTCTCAGGTATAGCATTGAGGACGTTATGCGAGGCGGTGTGTTTATTGCCTGAAAATTTACCGATATCTTAGGCTCTGTTGACATTTGCCCGTATTGCCCATAGCTTCCCTTTATGAAGATTGACAATTGAGAGGATAAACTATGGGAAATGCAAATTTATCAGATGATACTTGGTACAAAATTATGGACTTTCTTCAAACCCAAAAGATGATCTACATCGGGGCGGAAGAGAAGTGTCGAAAGTTTGTAGAAGCAGTTCTTTGGATGCTTCGTAGCGGAGCACAGTGGAGATTATTACCGGATGACAGAGGCAGGTGGAACAGCGTATACAAACGCTTTGTCAGATGGGGCGATAAAGGTATCTGGGCTACCATGCACACTAATTTCGCCGATGATCCTGACATGGAAAGCATTATGGTAGACGGTACAATTGTACGTGCACATGCTTGTGCGGCAGGAGCACCCAGGAGACACCACCTCCTCAACACGCCGGAAGACCAGGCGTTAGGACGCTCAAAAGGAGGCTTTACAACAAAAATTCATGTAATGGTTGATGCCCTGGGCAATCCGTTGGATTTTATCCTTACAGGCGGTCAGGCAGCGGATGTGAATCAAGCTTATATCTTGATTGAAGGTATAAAAGCCACATACGCATTAATGGATAAAGCCTATGATGCCGACAAGCTGATTGAACAACTGAAAAATCAGGGGATTATTCCTGTTATTCCGCCTAAATCCAATCGAAAGGAACTTCGTAAATATGACAAGCATATCTATAAAGAACGTCATTTGATTGAGTGCTTTATCGGTAAGCTCAAACAGTTTCGTCGAGTCTTCTCCAGGTTTGAAAAGTGGGCAAAAAATTACATGTATTTTGTGCGTTTTGCTGCCACTTTGATTTGGCTACGTTGAAATGTCAACAGAACCTAGCATCCTGTCAGCAATTGATGATGCGAATTGGTTGATTCAAGAATATGATGGGATGGAATGGATTGCAGAAAAACACAGGACATGTGGATAGCAGTTTTAAAAAGTAGTTTCAAGTCTTTTTATCAAGCCTTATCTGTTAAATTCAGGTAGGGCTTTTTTATTGCCTTAATTCTCTACCACATCAATATATAGCCAGCCTTTATATCCATCATACAACCTATAGATATTTTATTCTTGACATCTTACAAATATGTAATTTATAATAGTATCATTTACAAAAGTGTTTTTTCACCTTTTCAAGATACAGGTTGAGCATATATATGAACTGGCTATCCAAAATCTTCCGAAATTCAACACAAACCACACCAGCCGAAACAAGAAATTATGCCTTTTCTGATATGTATCAGGCACAGACAAGACAGCCAGTCTATACCAATTTCACGATTGAAAAAGCAGTCAAACAGGGTTTGCGGGTGAATGTTTGGGTTTTTCGTTGTGTTCAACTTATCGTGCAAGCAGCGGCATCAGTGCCTTGGCACATTGAAAGAGACTCGGAAAAAGTAGAAGGTCATGCACTAAATCAGCTTTTTGAGACTCCGAATCCGTTTTTATCACGTCAACAGATGTTTGAACTTATAATTTCATGGCTACAATTGGCAGGGAATGCATACATTAAGAAAGTTAAGACAGGTAAGAGAACGGTTGAGTTATGGCCTGTTTCACCGGATAGATTGCACCCTGTGCCTTCTGCCGATTTAACTCAATGGCTTGATGGTTATGCTTTAGATAATGGCACTTCAATTGCTTTTTTGCCGGAAGAAATTATTCACTTAATGACGATTCAAGACCCTTCAAATCCACTCCTTGGTCTGTCACCGCTGCAAGCAGCAGGGCGGGTAGTAGATGCTGATAACGCACAGCAAAACTTTAATACAGCCAGTATGCAAAATCAGGGAACAACTTCTGGTGTTTGGACGTTTGAGCGTTCGTTCGCTAATCAGGAAGAAGCGGACGCAATATCAGAAAGTTTGAATGCACGTTATGCGGGTATTGACAACGCAAAGAGAATGATAGTCCTTGGTAGCAATGCAAAATTTCAACCAACGCAAATGACTCCTGCTGAGATGGATTTTCTTGAATCACGCAAAACGAATAGAAATGAAATCTTTTTAGCTTTTGGTATTCCCCCACAATTTGGTGGCAGTGAAAAGGCAAGCACTTACAATAATTTCCAATCATCAGAATTAATATTCTGGAATCAAACGATACTGCCGTTATTACACGATATCAGAAGTTCATTAAACCACGCTTTTGCTGATGAACTCGGGCAAAACGAAAAGATAACTTTTGATTTATCGAACGTAACAGCTTTAACAAATGCACAACTTGAAAAGGTCAAGACTGCTGAAATACTTGCAAAAATAGGTGTTCCGTTTGAGCAGATGAATCAGAAATTTGAGTTAGGTTTTTCAGAATATGATGGATGGGATAAATCAAACGTGTCTTTGCAGCAATCGTTAATGGCAGGCAGTCAAGAACTACCGGCAGACGATACGAAAAAAAAGCCGGAACCGGAAACAGAAACAGATACAAAGCCTAAAAAACGGACATTGACACTTGATATTCGGGCACAAGAGAATATTTCAGAAGAGATTGAAAAAGTTGCAACTGGTGAATTATTCGGGCGGTTTTTCTCTTTTCTTGACAGCCAGCAAGACCGGATTTTTAAAGATTTAGACCAACATAAAGGCTCAAATATCCGTACTATTATAGAATCAGATGTTTCGGTATTCAAAGAGTTAATGCTTACAGCGTACAAAGATATCTCCGGTCAATTTGCATCAAAGATAATAGTGGAAAAGAGAGACGCAGCGGACACGATAGTCACTCAAATACTCGGGGATTTACTGAAAATCGTTGGGGTTGAAACAGGCTTTATTACTCAAACGACAATTGACACTCTGATGGAACAGATTACAGAAGGGCTTGACTCTGGATGGAGTATGAAAGAATTCCAGCAAGCAATTATCGACACCGGTGTTTTTTCGCCAATGCGAGCTTTACGGATTGCAAGAACAGTAGCAACAGGTGCGGGTAACTTAGGACAGATTACAGGGGCAAGAGAAACAGGTGCAACTCATAAAACATGGTCAACTGCTCTTTTTGCAGTACGTGATACACATCAACATATGGAGGGAGTGAAAATCCCCATTAATGATGAATTTATTGTTGGTGGTAGGCGTGCCCTGTACCCTGGGGATAATTCATTACCAGCGAAAGAGCGGTGCAACTGCCGGTGTCACTGCAAATATTCGATTGAAGATTAACGAAAATGGACAATAAAATAATGAAAACTACAGATATAGAAAAACGCTCAATACAAAACTCTATCCGGTCAATCAGTGATAGTGAAGGTATCGTTGACGCATATCTTACAGCGTGGGATACGATAGACAGCTATAAAACGTCATTTCAAAGGGGATGTTTTAAGAAAACTTTTGAAAATAGAGCGAATAAAATCAAAGTCTTATGGAATCACGGTGTTCTGGCTGGTAAGTGCTTGGAAGCCCGTGAAGATGAATATGGTGCTTTTGTACGTGTTCAACTCAATCTTGCTACTGAAACAGGGCGGACAGCTTTTGAGCACATAAAAGCCGGTGACGTGGACTCCTTTAGTTTCGGTTTTAACGTGATTCAGGATAAGTGGGTTGACGGAATAAGGACATTTACAGAAGTTAAAGTTTTAGAATGTTCTCCGGTGCTTTTTCCTGCAAATGATGCTGCTATTATTGTGGATGTAAGACAAGATGAACAGACTCAGGATATTGATATTGAGCCAGTGCCTGTTAGTTATTGCAACGATTTGCAAAAAGCAGTCAGAGAAACGATTACAGCGGATATCGTAAAAGATACTACTTTGACGATATCAGAATTTCAGAGATTAGACTCAGGACAGTTATTAACAATTGAATCAAGAAATAAACTTGCCGAATTGCCTGAGATTGTTCAGGCAGCTCACAAGAATCATAGACGCAAAGCCGTTGAAACACTTTGCAACGAATTGAGAGAAGCAGGTTTCACACCTGCCGAAAAAACACGTTTTGTATCACTGCTTGCAATTGAAGAAGAAGAGCAGCCGGAAGGGTTAGAACGAACAATAAATTATATTAAAAACTTTAGAAACAGCCTGAATGAAAGGCTATAAGGACAAATAAAATGAGTGAAGAGACAAAAATTAAAGAATTGCAGATTGAGATTGCTACTACTTTTGAGGAACTCAAAAAACGTAATGACCATGCTATTCAGGAAGCCGAAAAGCGGGGCGGAGTAGCAACAGCCGAAACTACGGCAGCCGTAGATAAAGCTAATAACGAAATTACAGAATTGAGAAAACAGGTTATTGAACTTGAAAAACAGTTGCAAAGACCGGCTTTTCAGCAGCAGAGAGACAGCGATAAAGATACAGAAACGCTTTTCAGAGATAAGGCTTTTGAGAAACTTCTGAGATACGGAGCAGGTGAAACAGGACGGGCAATGTTCACACCGGAAGAGACAAGAGCGTTGGGCGGTACTTCTGATGCTGATGGCGGTTTTCTTATTCCTGCCAGTTTTGAGAGTGGCATTATAATGAAGGCTTTTAATCTTGCAGCTTTGCGACCTGTGTGTCAGGTAGGAAAGACAAGTAGAGACGTTGTTAAAATGGGTGCATTGTCACAGCCTACAGTAGCATGGGGCA